GTCGCCTAGCATATCGTCTGTAGCGTCACCGCCCATTGGATCTGCTTCTGGTGTGAATTCTCCGAAGTTTTCTTCAACTTCTTCGTCGGTAGTTTCGTCAAGATCTTCGTCATCTGAAGCTTCATCAACTTCTTCGTCAGTTGCTTCATCAACTTCTTCATCTGTAGTTTCATCAACTTCTTCGTCAGTTGCTTCGTCTACTTCAAGATCTTCTAAATCTGTTTCTAGCATCTTTTCGTAGATACCACGTGATTTTTCAATCACAAATTCGTGGAAAAGCTCATCGGCTCCCGCACGATCGTTATTAACTAATTTTTCAAGCATTTGCTCGAGTTTGTTATCTGCCATTTGTTCTCTCCTATAATTTAAGTTTCGTAAGGCTGTCTAATATTATTTACATAATGATCAGAAAATACACGGTAAACGGCCTCATTACGAGTCGTTTTGAAATAAACCGTCTAAAAATCATAATATCTTTTAAATTCGCTAACTGTTATGTGTGACAAATTCGTACATTTTTTTAATTGCTTAGGTACAAAGTCGTCGTTATCTGCTACTATTCTAATAAATTTCTTGCCTTGATGTGCATCACAAGTTGATGCTGTTTGCCTTTCCCAGTTACCAAAATAAGTTGCAGGCTCACCTTGTTTTTTATAATTGTGTGTTCCTGCGTATAAGTTATTTACCTTTGTGCGGTTCCCCACATCGTCCTTTGTGCCATGAAAGTCAAAACCTAAGATGTATATAGTATCATGTGCGTGTGTACTTGCTAACCATAATGCTGTAGGACCACTGCTCCATCCTTTTGCTGGTTGAAAAAAATTAAATCCTTGCATGCCACTGTATTGCTTATTTGGATTTGTCCATACTGGATGATTCATCTGATACTTAGCATGGTTAATTTCTAAAATCATCTTTACATCTACAGCAACCAAGTAGTCAGGCTCAAATGTACGAAATACTGCATTACATGCATATACTTTTCCGTATTTTTTTAAAGAGTGCAGTTCAAGGTCTTTACGGCTAGTGCCATTACCTATTACGAAAGCAACGGTCATTTAAAATCCTATATTTCAGGCTGTGCTTGGATACCATACATTTGGCGTACAAATGATAATTCTTTTTGTTTCTCTTCGGCATGCATTTCTGAACCCCTACGTGCTTTATTGATCTGTTTTAATGTAAGCCGTGTTTTACGTGTGTCGTCACGATTAACAATGCTCTTGTCATCAGTAGCATCGTAGGACTTGTCCTCAGTGGGCTCAAGTGTTTCTTTATCAAAATAAAATAGTTCACGTAGTATCATAATGTTATTTATGCCTCTGCCGGGGCTTCTGGTGCCGGGGTGGTTACTGAGTCAGGACCTTCGCCTGCTCCAACAATTTCGCCGCCTTCGCCGCCTTCAAGTTCATCAACGCTTGCATCTAAGTCTGCATCCATGCCAGCACCTGTAATACCTGCGCCACGCATTTCGCCTGCCGCATCAGTAGGTGATGTTGTGATTAACTCATCGTTCTCTTCTTTCCAGTAACGTTCATTTTCTGCAACTTCTGAATCGCTCATTCCTAAGAAACGTTTCATTGCATATCTATTACTAATAAACGGAATAGTTTGTATTTGTGCAAATGTACCAATACGCTGATTATCTAATTCACTTTGTCTGTAACTTGCAAAGTTTTGTGGTGGTTGGAATAAAAGATCAAACATTGCAATGTCAACGTTAATACCCTTTTCAATTAGATAGCGTTTAAACTCTTGGTTAAACACTTCTGCAATTAGATTTTGTAAACGTTCGCAATACTTGTTAAAGCGTAGTTCTTGAATATATGCTGTACCCACTCTACCATCACTAATTTGTGCGCCAACGTCATCTTGTGCCGCGGCTGGTAAGTAACTACTTGGAATACGCAATCCTCTAACAAGTTTGTTAGTAAAGTATTTTAGATCGTCAATCTCACCTAAGTTAGTTCCGCCTGGCAGTGTTTCAACTTTAGAACCTCTACCTTCAGCAGTTTGTGGGAAGAAGTAATCTTCGTTAGTTGACAAAGGGTTATAAGCTGAGTCTATGACTGATGTTCCGCCGCCTGTCTTCGATGGGATTCGCCTTTGATGAATTTCCGTTTTAACACGCTCAACAAATTGCATAGCAAGGTGTGATGGCATGTTGCCCACATCAACGTAGAATACTCTTCTTTCCGGAGCTCGTTGTGTACGATAGATAATAATCGCATCTTCAAGCAATTCTTTTTGTTTGTATACTTTAAAGATACCTTCAAGTAAACTGTTACCAAAGGGTGCATTGTTGTCTAACCCTTCTGATAAACTTAGGTGTACCATATGTGCGGCATCAACTGCAATTTCTTTTGTTTTGTCATGCCCAAATCTACCAGCACTTGAACCAGAGGTTTGTGTGTTGCCAACCATACCTCTAACGCCACCTGTTAAATATCCGTCTCCGCCACCAGTTGCATTACCGTTTGTTTGGAAAGGAGTTGTAGCTACGTTGTCAATAAAATTTAAGTTAATATCTCTTACAATATATTGTTCAGGAGTTTTACCTTCTGATTCATTAACAATAATACTTGAAACTTTTGCAGGATCAACGTGATGCCATTTTGCGGTTTCTGGATCTCTAATAAAAAATGCATCGCCGTATTTAAAAACATTACGAACAATTCTAAACATACGTGTACCAAAGTTATTCATTTTAGTCCACTGTTGTAAGTATTGCTCAAGTACTTTAACTTCTGAGTTGGTTGCTATTTTCTTAAAATCAATACTAAAACTTGTTTTATTGATTGGATTCTGTTGTGAGCAAAATTCAGCAAGAATATCTAGTGCCGCATTTACTTCACTATCTTGATCCATAGTATTGTATTGACCGTAACGCTCAACTCTGTTAGGAGCGCCTGTGTAAACATCTGGAAGAAAACTGGAGTAATTAGACCTTGCTGGTCCGGGTTGCTGGCCTTGTCCCATACTTAACGGGCTACGTGTACCTGCGTCACCTTCAACTGGTGTAAAATATCTTTTCCAACTCATGTTTCGTTTTCCTAAATTAGTATACTATTGCAAATTGCCTTTAAGCTCTCTAGTTGCTGTAGTGTTCTTTTTAAATTCGTCTTTTAACTCGTCTATCTTAGTACTTAGCTTATCCCACCAACTATCACCCTCTGCTTCTGGAGTAGTTGTTGATCCGCTAGTATTTGATGATGTTGTTGATCCGCTGGTGTCTGGTGCTGTTACTGGTACTGTTACTTCTGGATTAGATGTAGTTGTACTTGGTTCTGAAGCTGTTGGGCCTGCCGCTAACTTATTTTTAACCCAGTCTGGGGTCCAGCTAGGTAATGACTTTAATAGCCAGGCTTTAATATTTTCCCAATTAAATATACTCGAAACGCCTTCTACTATAGTGTTAAACTTCTCACTAATACTTTTACCTAGTTCAGATGCGCTAAATTTGTCTTTGATTCCTTCCCAATCAAACACTGAAGCAATACCTGCAAATAGCAAAGTAGCTATTTTAACCCAAGGATTTAACGTGGCTAACATTTTAACTATTAACGTAGTAATTCCTAATCCAATAGCTACCCATCCTAAGTTTTCAAATATTGAGCTAAACGCACTACTCAGTAATGGCTTTATTGTATCTATGAATAACTTTTTAGGATCAGTGAATAACTTTTCAAAGAAATCTTTAATAGCAGGTTTGTATTTTGTCCACAGATCACTAAGTGTTGAAAACATACTTGACATTGTTGATATTATGCCGCCTTCACGTTTACCAGTACGTCCACCTGATCCACTTGGTGATCCTTCATATGCCTTTTCGCCCATAAACATATCAGTTATAGATGCTATGAATTTAGTAACTCCATTTTTCATCATAGTTAAGCCATCACCCTTTAGCCATTCCCATGTTTTTGTAATAGATGGTAATACGTTGTCTGTAAATTCTGTAGATAATTTATCAAACATAGTTTTAGCTTCTTCACCTGACGGAATTAAATTAGCAATCATATCGCTTGCATCTTTAAAGATTCCACTGTCAACAAACGCGGCTTGTATTTTACCTTGAATAGTTGCAACTGTTTCAGCAAAGGTCATTAGTTTTCCGGTAAGTTCATCACGTGCACCTTGTTCTTTATCTGTAGCACCTTTTTGTGTTGTTTGTGCTACTTGAAGTTGGCCGGTCATATTGAGCATTTCTGCTGTTGGGCCACCCATTGCCAACGCGGCCTGTGTACCTGCATCGCCTAATGATTTCGCAAATTTCATACCGTCCTTGCCAACATTTACAGCAAACGCCGCGGCTTGTTCAGCAGTCATATTCTGTACGTTTTGTGCTTGTGTTCTAAACGTTTCGTTGTTGGCCATTAACTGTTGTGTAAGTGGATCGTTAGCAACTCCGTCAGCCATATCTAATAGTGCGGCTTCAAGTTGTGGAGATGTTGCGGCCAGTTGCTGTAATCGTAAGCCAAACTCTTCACCGTGTTTATTAATAGCCATTTGTCTACGAATGTCTAAATTCTTTGACTTCATTTCTGCTTCTAAATCTTTACGACTCTTACCAGTAAGTCTAGATATTTTATCTAGTTCGCTTGAATATTTTAATGAACCATCAATTAATTGTTTATTGGTCATGTTCGATCTGCGACCTGACACTTGCATCATTTCGCTGTAGCTAAGAAAGTTTTCGTTTAGGTCTTGGCTTGTGAAACCTAATTCCATCATTCGTTGCCCAATTGGACTTTGTCTTAATTCTTTTGACAACCCTGCAAATCGTTTGGCACCATCTTGTACAGTGCCGCCGAAGATACGCATTCCTACAGTGTTTTCTGCTATCAGCGCCGCAAAGTCTCTTTGTGGTATTGCCGCCTCACCTGCAATTTTAGTTAACTCAAACATATTATTACCAAAGCCGGCACCAATAGTTGATAACTCTCTAAATGTTCCTGCTTGTTGATCAAGTACATTAGTTAACGAAGCAAGTCCAGGAATTGGAAGGTGTTGAGCAAAATCTGTTAGTTGTTGTCCGCCAAATGCTAGTTCTTTTGCTAAACCTGGCAGTGTACCAACTACTGCACCGATGCCTGCTAATAGTCCGTTAAGTGCTCCGCCTATTACGCCTGTTAATGCGCCGCCAAAGGCTTTAACAGCACCTGTTGATTCTTTAGTTGCGGCAGTGTTTTTCTTTTTAGATTCAGTGTTTTTCTTATCACCATTGTCAGTTGGTGCGTTAGGGACACCTTTCCCTGCAAGAAGTTTAGCAATTTCTTTAAGCGTAGATTCAGAAGCCGCATTATTAGCAGTAATTTCTCCTAATCCAGGAATATCTATTTTTACGTCGGCCATATATTAAGTACTCACATTATCGGTAGCCATAAATATATACGAGCTACACTACAATAGTATTTAGCAGGAGATATAAACATGGTAGATAATAACTTCCCACAAAGCATGGGACAACCGGGTATTCCGATGGGACAACCCGTACAACCAGCTGGAAATCCGCTGGCAAAACACTTACGACAACCTAAGATTTACATCAAATTGCCAAGTAACGGTGAGTACTGGCCACAAGCGGCATTGAAAAAAGTAGAAAATGGTGAGTATCCAGTATATGCGATGACAGCCAAAGATGAAATTACAATGAAGACTCCAGATGCGTTATTAAATGGGCAAGCAACTGTTGATGTGATTCAAAGTTGTTTTCCTAATGTCATTGATGCTTGGCAGTGTCCATCGATTGACCTTGATGCAATTTTAGTTGCAATTAGAATGGCAAGTTACGGCGAAACAATTGATATGTCAGCAATGGTTCCACAAACAGAAATTACTAAGGACTTTCAACTCGATCTACAGACAATCCTTGACAATTTAACTAACACAGTATACGAAGATACATTTTCAATTCCTGGATTTAGAGTTCAAATTGTACCTATTACATATAGACATGCAACTCAACAAGCTATCAAGGCTTTTGAAGAACAGCGTATCTTTGCTACAGTTAACGATGATGGGCTTACTGAAGAGGTAAAATTAGAACGTTTTTCAAAGAGTTTCAGTAAACTAACTGATATTAATATCAATGTAGTTGTTAATAGCGTAGTTGCCATTCAGCCAGAAGGTGATGAGGTTGCAGTAACTAACAAAAATCATCTAAGAGAATTTATTGAAGGTGCAGAAGCTGGTGTGTTTAATGCTATACAAGCACATATTGCAAAGCAAAAAGATAATTTCCAGCAAAAGCCTATTAAGATGGAAGCTACTGCTGAGGAGATGGAAGCAGGTGCTCCGGCAACTTATGATCTTCCGATTACATTTGATCAATCAAATTTTTTCGGCTCCGGATCTTAACATGGCCCCTCGATAAAATCCTATCCGAGGTTAAGGTCCTAGAAGGTGATGTTAAAGAAATAAAATCAGGCTTATTGAAAATAACCTGGTGGATGCGTGGAGGTATTACTCTAGCAGAAGCATATTATCTGACAGTCGAAGACAGAGAATTAATCAACGATATCATTACAGAGAATTTAGAAACTGCTAAAAAGATTAATCAACCTTTTTGGTAATTAGAGTTCTTCGCCGCCTTTGTAAACTGTATACCCGGCTTTCTTAACTGCCGCAATTTCTTTGTTTACATTTGGTGCTTTTTTACCCTTAGGCGCTTTTGCCTTTGCTTGTGTAGCATTATCTGCACTACTTGAGTCTGGTGCATCAGCATAAGCACTTTTTTCAGCACCCTTACCAGCGTTTGCGGCCATACCTTGTTGTACAAACTTCTTAATAGCTTTCATTACCATAGTTTTATCAAGTACTGCATCAGCTTCCATAATTGAGGCTTCACTATACATACTTGCGCCTAACTTTGTAAACTTTCCAGCTTTACTACGTCCTACAGTAACTTTACTTGGATCAACGATTGGTTCACCGGCTCCAGTTTTACCGATACCAGTGTCTTGAGGAGTAACTCGTTGCTTTAATGCCTTAGCCGCACTAGCTACTTTACTAGCACCACTCTTTGCTACGCCTGCAACAGCTTTTGAACCTGCCGCAACTGCACCGCCTGCTACTGCCGCGCCTTTAGCTACTTTTTTACCAGCTTTAGCGGCTTTCCTGCTAAAACTTGGATCTGAATTAATATAAGCCATTACAGCTTTTGGTGAACTAACAAAGCCTTTGTTAACTAAAAATTTACCTAGTGCTTGTGCTGTCATTTCTCCAGACGGAGAGTTCTTTGAAATAGCATAAAAGTCTTTAAAAATGTTTTTTGCTTCGCGTTCAACCTCTACATCTAACTGTGCGGCTTTACCACTAGCTGTGTTCTTGCCCAATGTACGTTTTGCAAATCGTAATGGTCCTTCGTCAACTGATGTGTCAATTTTTTTAGATTCAGTTAATACGTCAAATACTTTCATGTGTTCACTCCTGATTATTAATATTTATGCTTTCCAAACAATTATCATCGTTAAACGAGTATCATCAATAAGAATAATTAAAGTTTGCTTTAATAATATATTTATTGTTTATGCGTTAACTTCGTTAACACAAGTTATCGCTAACGCTCAAACTACATATACTTCGTATAAGTTAAATGATTAATATGATATTATAATAGCATTATTACGAATGTAATAATGTTTTAACTTCATGTAGATTGTTTTAGTCAGACGGAACCTGTTACGGCCCCGTCGTCTTTGAAGAAAAACTTCATGTGAGTTCGTCACAGCCAAGACATTGGAAATAGGTATTTGTTTATACACAAGTTTGATGGGCTCTGATCTTTCCCAACCTACATCGACATTATGTACAATATAATATACATTAAGCTAGTTAATGTACAATATAGTATACAATATTCCCTCGCTTCGTTCCTGGTGCTAAAGGGTTTTTACAAACTATGTTGTGTTTTTCAACTGCCAACAAGCAATCTATATCAACCAGTGAGCCCAATTTGTTTGGTGGCTTCCTACCTCTGGGTAGTCGATCAATATGTACGTGTGCTTCTATACGAGAGCTTTTTCCACAGCGGTATTACTA